TCAGAACCTGACTGGTCAGATGATGTTGAAGTTATCCAAACCCCTAGCACTTATTTCGTTGTCAGAGATACTGATAATGAAATATTATCACACTGTGGAACTAGTTATATACCAGTGCAGAATGAAAAAATCTTCGAGTTTTTCGAAAGGTTTACTAAAGCAGGTAATATGACAATGGAAACCGCAGGTTCTTTAAAAAATGGTTCAGAAATATGGGGCTTAGCAAAAGTCAAATATGATTTTGAACTTCCCGGAGGGGATGAGATAAAAGGTTATTTATTAATTAACCAACCTCATAAAGTAGGTAAGTCGTTATCAATACGATGCACACCTATCAGAGTGGTTTGTAATAATACTTTAACTCTTGCCTTAGAAGGCGGTGGTAATGCTTTTAGAATGCCACACGTTAGAGACTTTAATCTTGATGTTATGCAAGAAGCTGAAGAAGCATTAGGTTTAACTGTTGCTACTTTAAAAGGTTTTAAAGAACAAGCTGAGTTCTTGGCTAAGAAAAAAGCTAATAAATCATTATTACAAGAGTTTGTTACCAGAGTGTATCAACCAACTGTATATGATGAATTACTAGCCTTTAGAACTGCCAAAGCTGCTGGTAAAGCTGTAGGTGAAGAACCTTTAATTATTGAACAGCTAAATAAAACAGCGACTTCTGTTATAGAAGCTGTAGATACACAGCCCGGAGCAAACATGAAGTCTGCTGCAGGAACTTGGTGGGGAGCTTTAAATGCTGTAACTTTTGTGGAAGACCACATGAAGTATGAGCATGAAGCAGGTAATACTTTACATAGTGCATGGTTTGGTGCGGGGGCTAATAGAAAGTCTAAAGCATTAAATTTAGCATTAGAGTATGCGAATGTTGCCTAGTAGCGGTAGCGATACCTTTAGCATGAGCGGTAGTTTTGCTACCGCTCTATGGGTGGCTTTGTATGAACAAGGTTTAAAAGACTTATATACTGAGTTAGCTA